TTAATTTCGATATTGAGGCGATTAAAAACATCATCAAGACCTTCGAGGCTCATACAAAAACCTTGTTTAGAGTTACGGTGCCGGACAAATTTGGGCTGTCACCTTTTTGCAAAATCTCATAGGCGCCAGTCAATCCAACCGGGTTCGCAGTCGCATCAATTCCGCGCTTAACGTAACCCTTCAGGCCCAGCGAATATTCTGGGTAAATAATTGCAGAGCTTGTGCGCTGTTGGCCCTGTGCATCTTTAAAAAGCACCGCCACATCCTGCCACCGGCAACGCAATTGCACCGGGGCGGAAAATGTCGGCTTGCTGAAACGATCTAAGCTAACGAACGCCCAATAGGTCATCGTTTGTTTCATATGCCGCGTGTAATTAATCAAAGCAATTGCACCGCTTGACAATTAAGCGCGCGAAGCTGCATAAACTTTCTGCCGTATGACGTGCTATTAAATTCGCCAGCCATTTGCGCTGCAGTTAATCCGCTGTATGTGTCCTGCGCGTCACCTAATTTGCTGCTTGTGATTGCTCCAGCAAACTCTACATCACGACCTGTAGCACCTTCCTCAACAAGCATGTGCGCAGCTAAAGCCATGATTGCAGGCTGGTAATCCGCCTCCACCCATGAATCATCTACATTGCGCGCCGCATCAACAATAACAGCATCAATGAGCGGGTCGCCAACCGTTGCAAATGCAGGGTATCGCGCTTTTAATTCTGCCGATGTCGGGACGGTGTATGGCATTATTTATCAGCCTTTGTTAATTCTTCGGCTTCAGCAATAATTTTATCGGCGGTTGCTTTTGCTTCAGACAAAATCTTTTCTGCTTCGGCTTTTGCGTCTACAATAATTTTTTCAGCTTCGTCTTTTGCTGCCTTGGTGTCGGCCCTGGATGGCTTTGACTCACCCAATTTAAGCTCGCCCTTGTGGTCCACTTCATAGCCGGTATTTTTCAGCGCTTGCAAAAGACCATCTTCAAAATCGCCTTGCAATTCTTCGCCCGGATTCAACACCTTGATTTTTCCATCAAGATAAAATGCTTTTGGGCCTTTTGTGCTATTTTTAATAGTTGCTTTCAATTTCAAATCCTCAAAATTAAGCCCCGCCGAAGCAGGGCGTTAATGATTAGATACCATCAAAATACGCAACAGCGCCAGGGCGACGAATCTCGACACCACCAGTACGGAAAATGCCAGGAATCTCAAAGCCCATCGCATCTTTTTGCCAAACAGGTAAAAACTTGTGCGGCATAGGCAGATGGAGCTTTAGGATGTCCATGTCGTTAGTGTACGCAACTGCACGGTCAGTGCTTCCAGCGCCAGCTCCGTCTAATTGACGCAACATGCGGATGGTGAGCGGGCGACCAGTTCGAGCTGTGTAGGTGTTGTACTTCATCAGCCATTCCATCACGGTGATGCCCAACCCCTCAGTACCCATTCGCTTTGTTGCAAGCAGCATGTATTGGTCGATTGGCAGCTGGATTGTATCCAGTATCTCGATACCCAGCGACGCAGCAAATCTACCGGTTAGCATACCGTTTAAATCACGCGCAATCTGATCACCGGTCTTGCTAGCAAAAGTGGTCGATGCACCCGCGCCATCGTTTTGCGCAGTGACAGGAGTTACACTCGCATTATTGATTAAGCCGGTCATGTTTGACGCAGCATCACCGACAATAGTCAGGCTGTACATGAATTGCTCATACGCACGACGCGCAGCAAACGCACGCTCGGTGTCAAGGTTCATGTTGCTGGCGTTAGCGGTGTTAAGCTCTTCCAGATTGTAGCCGTAGCCGATAGCAGCAAGCTTGATAGTGTGCGTGTGCTGATTTAAATTAACATCAGCGCGAGGCATATTAGGTGAGCTGCCGTTGTACCATTCAGCGCGGCCCACAGTGTCAGCACTATAAAACGTAACTGATTTGGCCCACTCGCCCGCGCGGGTATCCACGGGGACTAATTCGGCATAGTTGTACTCTGGGTATTTTTTGCGGTACAACTCAGGCTCTAAAAAAGTGGCCTTTTGCTGCAAGAAACTTACCGCTGCTGCATCCATTAAAATTGGCATGATCTGCCCTCTATTGGCTAATTAAAAAGCCCCAGCATTAAGCTGAGGGCAGTGAACCGGATAAACGAACTCTTGCGAGTGCGCCACTTGCTGCGCTGGTCATCCAGCGAGCGCCTGCAATTGCGAACTGTGATGCGCCAGTTGCAGCACTAGACAGCACACCGGTGGTTGCCGCAAATGTCACATCAGCTCCAGCGGTAACAATGCCGCCAGTCAAGACCCAGATATCACCACGGGTCATGACACCCATGTTTGCATAACGCGGATATTCATCGTTGTTTGCTGGGTCGTTTTCGACTGACATATCCTGAACGGATATACCAACAAAAACAGCCGCAGAAGCGCCGCCAATAACGGCTGCGTTATCTGCTGTGCCTTGACTAACAGCCACGCCGTAGGGGATACCTGCAGCGGTGTCGCAGATGCGGGTATCAACCGAGTGATCGCTTGACGCCAGCATGCCCGCCTGAGCAATTGGCTGATTTTCGGTGTATGTGCTTTGTACAATTGCCATGATTAATTACTCCCGGCCATGTTTGTGTGCGTTTTGCAGGTCGGCGCAATATTGAGCATATGCCGATACTGCGTCGTTTGTGTTTGTTCCGCTGCTGTCTGCTACGGCCTTGCGATATGGATCAACTGACATGCCAGCAGCGCAAAGAGCGGTAAATGATGCGGTGATTTGGCCCGCATCCCAGTCTTTTGCTGCGTCGCCCAATTTTGCATCAACTACCTGACGCTTGATTTCGTCGCTTGACTTGCCATCAACAACGACCGTGGCAAGCACTTTTTTCGCCGCATCAATCACTGCAGCGCGCGATTTAACTGCTGCATCGATAGCGGACGGGCTTTGTGCATCAGCCAATTTTGCTTTTAAGTCAGCAACGATTGAGTCGTTAGTGGTTTTGTCTGCATCACGCTGTTTTTTCAGCTCAGACAATTCCGCTTCCATATCCGCGATTTTTTTATCAAGCGCTGATTTATCGGTAGTTGCTTTTTCGGTCGCCTCAGCGGCATCTTTCAGCGCCTTGGCAATCAATTGCGCAGTAGCAGCATCAGCTACTTGCAGGCTTACGCCGTCAACGATTACTTGATGTGTCATGGTATTGGTCTCTTGAGGTTTATAATCAATAACGCGCAGTTGTGACCCGCCACGGGCGGAATCAACGATTGCTAGGTGATTGCCGCGAATGTTTCTTTGCACGGCGTTGTAGGCTGTGCCATCAGGCGCAATCCCATCTATAAATTCGATGTCGCAGGTGTAGCCCATTGATAGCTCGACTTTTCCGGCATTGATCGCATCGATAGCTTTTTGATCTGCAATCATCATCGGCACGCGAACAAAATCACCATCGCGCGCGACCTCATCACCAATCTGGCCCGAGGCGTATTTCTTCCAGTTTCCGGCATCAACCAAAACAGGCGGGTGCTCGATAGTGATTGGCTTGTGGGCAAAGCTGCCTAAGCTGTCTTTGTTAAACACCTCCTCTTCCGGGCGGTACACGCGGACAACTTTTAAATCAGGGCGGCCTAGCTCAGCCCCCATGTAGTCCTGCATCCCGATGCGCGCAGCTTTAGGCATGGCAACCATGTAGCCGTCAGCGGTTACGCGCGGCTTTGCGTCCATGATTAGGCTGTCTGTGAAAATTCGCGTCATTTTTGGCCCAAAAAAAAGCCGCTCGACCTCGAAAGGTGAGCGGCTTGATTGTTTCAATACCGGAAATACTATTTGTATGCCGATTTTATACCAGTTTTGCTTTCTGTGTCAAATTATTGCCTGACAAATGAATAACCCTAAGCTTTGCTTGCTCTGCCGACAGTCTTGACAATTTACTTAATATACTACAGTGAAGCATTGCAAATGGAAGGTCTGCATCTATCTTTTCTCTTGCTATCATCTCAATCCTAAACATGCACTCATGCTTTGCAATAACCTTTTCGACTGCTCGGTCAATTGCAGAATAATCCGGCTCGGTTATCATTTCTGCACCGCCTTAGGCGGAACTTCCGAAGACTCAGAAGTCCGGCGCACTATTTTACCATTTTCAAAAATGAATGTTACCTTGCCGTAAAATTGCGTTTTTTGGCAAATATTTAATTGCTGGACGGCCCAGTCAAGGGTTTTTTGGGTTTCTTCGGGGGTGTTAGGCATTAGGCTAAGTCCTCAACAATCTCAAAGGTGATAATGGTGCGACCGGTTGCGCTAAGAGTGCGCCATCCATCATCAGTCGGCATCCCCTCTCGGGTTTCGTTTTTAATTTCCATAGAGGTTAGAGTTTTATCGCCAGACTCTATTTGGTCGGCTATCTGGCGGAGCATCAACGCTGTGGGGTTTTGGCATTCTGGCTCATCGCTTTTTCCGAATGGGTGCTCAAGCACAGGGTATTCGACTTGATATAGTGCGCGCTCCATATCCTCCATTTGCCTCTTGAGAATGCTATCAGTCAGATCTCTCAACTCATCGCCGGGCGATATAGGCGCAAAGTGCCTGACCGGCTTACCGGCTGCCTTTAAACGATCCTCGATAATCTTTTTAATTGACTTATCGCATTCGGCGAAGGCTTTCGAGAGAAATGTATTTTCTTTTGCGGGCGGCTCTGCTGAGATATGATCGCGCGCAACAAAATGAACTCCCCCACCGCAGCTCTTAACGCCAATTTTTTCCCCGTCTTTGTGCCAGCCCAGATACTCCAGTCGTTCGCCATGCATAATTTTTTCATCAGATGGGCCATTCCAATACAAAAAAATATTGGGGCCACAATGGCTTGGGACTAGATCGCCTTCGCCGGGATTTAAATCTTCTTGAGGGGCTTTTGAATTGAAATACGCCCAAGACTCTATTGCTGATTTATCTATAACAAAGTCGTATGCGCAACCGTGAAATTTTCCACCTCTGTAAATAGATAAAAGCTCACCCCCGAAAAACGGCTTAACCATACAGGCGCTATCTTCATTTGGTAATTCATTTTTTATTGATGTAAATTCTTGCATAGGGGTTTTTGATTTTGTGCCGTGCCCCCATGCATTATTTTTTTCGTGCATGAACGCATAATGTACGGCCATAGGGTCGGAAAGATTAACGCGGTGATAGTCGATATTGCCATGTATATCGCTTATATATGCCCATTCAAGGATTGGGCATACAGGGTGGAATCCGGTGAAGTTGCACTTATATCCAATTTCGGATTCTCTCACCCCAACACTGTATTTTACGGTGTTGCCAAGAAGAAGCTTTGCAATAACACTGCGGCCAATTTCTGGCTTTTGTTCTGTGATTTTTACTACTGGCATTTTGTCACCTCGATTGTTTCGATAGTTGATTGAGTGTTGATTATACCAGCTCTATACCGGTTCCGCCAATAACCTTAGGGTTCCACGCGCACATGCAATTGGGATGGAGGGGGAGCATGCCTCTTGCTTGCTCAATAGTGTAAGGCCCATTATTTGCAGCATCAACACATAGCTCGCAAGGGTTTTGCCCTAGGGTCCACTCCGCCTCTATCTCAACGCCCTCCAGTCCGGCCTCTTCGTAACTGTTTAACGTCGCCTCGGCGTGGGCACTCACGATCTCGGTACGCGCAAGCACACGCGCGCGGGTGATGCCAATCTTATCCACACGCTCGTTAATCTGCCTTGCCAGCTCAGCTGGTCCGCGCCCCTCGCCGATGCCTTGGGCCAGGATGCGGCTTATTTGCTGGTCCATTGTTTTGGTGATGCCATCAAGATCGCTATAGGCGCGGGTGTAAATCAGTCCCAATCGGTCCGCATGTATTGGCCTAAAAAATGCTTGTGAAGTCCACGACTCGGCAACCGTTGCGCCGCCCGCTTTTA